AGCCATGAACCCTGGTGTATGCTTAGTAGCATTACCTGGCTCATAGACATTATTGATCTTAAGCTTAATGTCTTTATCAATCTTATTATCAGTAGTTAGCTTGAATCTATAGTCCATTAGATAAGTTGACTCATCATAATTAACCAATTCAGCTTCAGCCCAACGATAAGGTACTTGATATTTATCATCACTATAGAATACGGCTAAGACTTTAACATCGGCACCTGTTACTTTATTTGGATCAAGTGGATCATCTTTATGGATCAACCCAATATCAGACTGGATATTCTGCATGATTGGTATATCAGCTATATAGCTATCACGATTATCCAAATAGTGACGACTCCAATGTAGCTTATTAGCAATAAACTGGACTTTAGAGTCTTGATTTACATAAGTAAACTCTAGTAACTTATTCACATCCATGATATTCATATAATAAGATACATATAGAGGTTTCTTATTAATGATACACATGAATGGATTCATGTATAAGAAAGAATTCTTTCTAGCTACATCAATCTCATCTTTAGTTGTTTGGTATGCAATTGTAGCATTAGACTTACCATCATACTTGATTAGATTACCAGCAGTCAATATATAGTTAGAGTTTGAAATATTATCAAAGTCTCGTCTGATTGCTTCAATCGGAATAGTATTGGTAGGAATAATATTAGTTGGAGAGTCCATTAGAACGAATGCATAATATAAACGAGATAATGGGTTATCCATCTTCTTAAAGAAGAATAACTTATTATCTTCATCATCAATAGTATTGAAGTAGTTATTTATATCAGTACTATTGGTCACACTACCACGGGCTAATGCCTCTTTAGGAATTAATTTCTTTAAGTCAGCAATAGACTTCTTATCGACACCATATTGGGAATCTGTAGTTGGTATAACCATTAGATTCAATCTATCATAGTTTATATTATTAGAGTTGACTCTAAATAAGATACTATCCTTATAGGAGATATTACCTTTAGCACCCTGACAGGTATATAAGTTTACAGTAACTTCAGTATTCGCTGTTGGTAAGTAAGATGTATTATCAAACATAACTCGAATAGTAGAAGCATCAATATATGTATAGTTACAGAAGTTAGTTATACCATCTGTATTCAAACCATTATATATAGGAGTAAGCTTTCTTAAAGGTCTATCATATTCCTTTACATCAATATCAAACCCTGCCATTTGATTATCAAATTCAAATTGAAGCATCTTGGATTCTAATGGATTAGATGTAATGATAGTCTTATGATAAGTTGTAAATTCATATTGACGTAAGTCTACTAATAGCATGATTACACTACGTCCATCAATTTGAGAACGAATAGTAGGCTTTAAGTATGGATCAACGTCAATAGAATTACGAGTGATAATTGGATTAGTTTGAGTTGTATCATACATCCCCGTATAGATGAATTCACCTGTAGGAAGTTCAATACGTTTAACTATCAAATCATATGGTAAGTGGAATTCATATTCCCCTACCATGATTTTAACCTCACGGTCAAATCTAAATGTATCGGATACCGTATTCAAGATAAGCTCATCTTCATAAAAAATAAACATAGCTTGCATAGTAGCCGGTTCAGCAAAGATCTTATTAATCCCAAGCATTAATGCATGAGAAATAACGTTCTTTTCAAATTTAGCCTTTATAGGAATAGCTTCATTAGAATACTCTGCAGCCATAGTTACAGCATTTTGCAAAGCATTAGAATTAACATCACCTAGGTAGCCAAAGATACCCATAGAGAGGGTAATATCATCTTCATCTACATATCTCTTCTTAATATTCTCAATATACTGATGTATATCATATATATTGGCATTAAGTAGAGTATCATTTTCAACTGTATTCAATACAGTCTCTTTGTACGATCTGAGAGTCCGATTGACTGATACTGCATCAGATGCCATTTATTTATCCCTCCCATTTGAGTTTATAGAAACCTTTATTTGGTAATAGATCATTATATCCATAGTTTACTAAGTATTTAGGATCTTGATAATATACGAATCTATTAGCACTCTGCTCTGCTTGAGCAGTAGCCTCTTTAGCTTCTTTAAGATTATTAACAGTATCCATTACCTTATTATATGCAGACCCACTAGTCTCAGTAGCGGCATTAACTGCTTTACCACCAGTACCACCTGCAACGTTGACTGCAGAGTTTGGTATTAAGATATAAGGACGTTGCATGAACTCCCCACTCCATCCGCCAAATCTATCTATATAACCACCTAGCTTTGGATCACCAGCTGGAATCTTTCTTGCAACTTCATTAAAGTCATGAATTATGTTAGGATCCATGTCCTCAACGAAAGAAGATTTAAAGTTAATAGTAAATTTAATATTACCATCTGCAGGCAAGTCAGAGAATGTACCACGAGGGACATTCTTAGGATATACCCCATAGTATTTAGAGTAGTGAATAATAGATTCACCATCATCACCTACAATAAATTTATACATGGCCATTTGGTCATGAATGATCTTATTATCTAAATATGAATCATCAACGAAATCAATCAAGCCATAGTGTTTCATTCGTTCATATTCATCAAACAATCTAAACCACATATATACTTCTAGATATCTAGTATCTTCAAATTCAACTGAGAATTCATGATTCTCATCAGCTTCATATGAAGTACCGCGATAGAATATAGATGATCCAAGAATATTCTTGGAAGTCTCATAATCACTAGATGTATTAATATCAGGAATATCTACATTGGAGCGTTTATAGTTAGATAAAAGGTTTACAAATGGTTTACCACAAGCAGAGTAACTTAAGCTTTTCAATACTTCAGTATATCTCTTATATGCTTCAACCATAAGTGAGTTCTTAGCCACATACTCATTCAATGTATTATTCTTAAACAATTGTAAATCTGGTGTAGTAAAGAATATATACTCTCTAGTACTGCCTAGCCAGTTATGTGGATCTAATCGTTCATATCTCGCAAACTTATTATACTTTTCATTTTGAGATACACGAGCAGCTCCTATACCTAGACCGTGGGATTTTACATATTCTAATAACCCAGCACTTGATTCATCAACTGTAGGTCTAGTACTTTGATCAAGTACACTTGGTTTAGTAATAAGCTCATCAGCTTTATTACCAATACCTTCTATTGAATTGACAACTGAGTTGCCTATATTAGTTATACCCTTTTCGACTGCACCTATTGTATTATCATAGACATAGCCTGTAGCAGCATCTACTTGATCAGATACAGCTTGTTTACCTTTATCTATAACTCCATCTATAGCTTTACCTAATTCGGAGCCGAATCCTGGTTCATTATTAGCCAAGTAATATTCCTCCTTTCGTATTTAATTTAATCATATGTTAAAATAGCTAATTTCTATCGTAATTGTATATTATTATAGTGAAATAGGATAAAGCATATAGATTCTCTTATATCACAGCTTTCAGTTATTTGTTTTACTATACTATTTAAAGCGAGGCTGATGATTATGAGAGACTATATCGAAGTTAGAGATAGTGAGTTAAAAGAATTAAGAGAAGCAATCTACTCAAGTAATGTATATACAATTGCAATCCGGTCTGACAAGGATAATATTAATATGGTTCTTGTCCCAGTGGATGATTATAATAAGGTTGTTCAATTATATAACTCTCTAATATCAGATCTTAAAGATCGTGATCTTACAAGGAAGTATTCATCTACAATTAGTCGTATGAATAGAAGATTTTTCAGATAAACTTAAGAAAAATCTGTATGCTTTATTTTTTTTTCTTATTTACCCATTTTAACATAAGATTAAAGTCATATATGATACTATAAGGAGGTACTTTAAATGATCCTTAAGGATTTAATTACAGATGTTTTAGACGTTGCTGATAATTCTGAAATTGGTAAATTTATTTCCAAGAAGAATCCATCTATCAAGTCTATTACTCGAGCAAATAAAGATTTAACTATGACATTTCCTGTCATGGCTTCTAATACCGTAGATCCAGCATCTGCACAATTAGTTGGTAGAGCATTAGAGCGTAAGTTTGTTATATTAACTCAAATGCTGCTGTCTGCTATTTCTATTACATCTTCTAAAGATGCAATCGATCATCTTAAAAACGTTCATAGTAATTTAGATTTATCTAGTTTCTTTGATGTTGATGATTATCTCGCAATCAGTCAAGAAGCTACTGTTAATCATATTTTTGATGTAGTTGAAATTAAAGCTGTATATGAAGCATTTAAACAAGAACGTTTACACTCTAAACCTATTAATCATCTTATCACCAAACCTCAATCTCCAACTAGACCTATAAAAGAAGAATTTGGCGAAGAATATACTAATTCTCAATTAAATGCTCTTGGTACAGCTCTAGCACTTAAAGATATACAAGATGGTAAACACGATTTCAGTGGCTATTTCAAGGGCAGAAATCAAGTTCGAGATGCACGTTACGCTCAACATAAAGCAGAGCATGAACGAGATGCTGCTAAACAACAAGCTTCGGATAATGATGAAAGAGCTCGTCGTATAGTTCAAGCTGGGTCTAGACGTTATAACCGTATGCGTCAAGATAGAGACAATCTTCAATCTAGAATTAATGATTTAGCTGATGTTAGAACCAATGGTATTTCACATCTGGCAAAAGATCAAGACTATAAGAAAGCTAATGAGTTACAACCTACTTTACTACAAATTCAATTCATTAGCACTAATGATAATAATGATCCTATTACCGTAGATGCATATGTTGGTATTAAAACTAAAATCTATTGTGTAGATTCTGCTGATATTGCTAATCATATTGTATCTAAACGTAGCTATAATTTCAGCTTATATAACTTAATCAAAGCTACAAGTGGTGAAATTGAATTCTGGAGAGACTTCGTATTTGCTATTAAGAAAGCTAAGATTGATGCTGTATCCAATACTAACCGTGGTTCTTCTTCTAAACTCTGGAAAGTATTAGAACGTCGTGCTATTGCATCTAAACTTAATCGTTTCATGTCTGCACGTAATGATGCGACTGCAATTACTACATTGATGATGTCTGCATATGATGTAGAGATGCTTCGTAAAATGGAAGATATCGATATCTCTGATTCCTGTGTAGCTCGTAAGTTAATGGATGATTATAACTTAGTTGGTATCGTTATCGTTGATGATTCCACTGAGTCTGCTAAATTCATCTTTGATACTGGTGATGATGAGTATGAAACTTATACTTTCAAAACTCTAAAACGTGATGATAAAATGGACTATAAACAAATGATCCAATTATTAGCTGGGGGTAAATAAGAATGGCAAGCTATAAACTAAAAGAATTCATTGAAGCCAGCAAGTTAATGGATCTTACTGATAAAGAGACATATATCTCTGTTGGTGTTGTCAACGAAGCCGAACAACGTGAAGTCCTATTGGGTATAACTAATAGACTTTATGAAAAGATTGAAGCTAAAGTTACTGATGTAGACTTTGGTACTATTCCACAATCTAAAGGTGACTTCCTTAAAATCGATAATATCGATATGGTTACTGAAGCTATTACTGATATGAAACAAATCTATCAAGAATACAAGCAACCTCTTACTTACATTAATACCATCACTGAAGCTATCAATAACCTTGTGGAATTAAAGAATGAATTCCAACGTAGTTTCTTAACTAATACTAGCCTTGGTGTTGTATTATATAATACTACAGCATTGTCTGTAATCAGTTCTGTATCTCTTCTCATCTCTTCTACTATTGACTTCATTGTAGATCCTAGAACTAAATCTATTGAAGTATCTGTAGACAGAGTTGGTGTATCTAAGAGTAAAGAACTTCTTCAATTACAAACTTTAGCAGAATTCAATAACCTCTGTAAAGGTGGTAAACTTAAGAAAGTATTGAATGACCTAATCAAAGTAAGTGCTAAGAACTTAGCTGGTACTTCCGTATTAGCTATCATTGGTGTAAGCATTGGTCTTATCTTTACTATCGTTCCGATCATGCGTGAATTGATCTATTACTTCTACTATTGTAGAGCAAGTGTAGCTGAGTACTTTGAAACTCAAATTGCGATGTTGTCTTTAAATGCTGCACGATTAGAGACAGCTGGTGACCCTAAAACGGCAAACGAACAACGTAAATACGTAGATCGTTTCCGTAAGATTGCTGACTTCCTAGCAGTTGATGCTAAAGAAGCTACTAATAAAGCTGAAGCAAATGTAAAACAAGATGAAAAAGAAAAATATAAAATTGACGATGTAACTGAAAGTCTACCAGACTCTGCTGCATCTTCTTTATTCTAATGAAGGGAGCATAGAAAAGATGCATTTTTCTAGAAAACAAATTCGAGAGTCTGCTACTCTTAAGATGGTAAAACAAGCTGAGAAAGACGTTCTCGAGAAACAACTTAACGAGTCCAAGACAATCATTCCTGAAATAAATGATGTAATGAATGAAAGTGCTTTAGCTCGTTCTAATAGATTTAAAAATCTTCGTATCAATGCTAAAGCAGCTATTAAAGAGCACTTCTTAACTGAAGCTATCAAATACATCTATAACGAATGTATGATTCCAGATCTCCAAAAGGAATCTACTAATGTAATCCGTGATACTGTAATACGTGGCTTCATTAAAGAGAATGGTGTAGAGAATATTCTACGTACTCTTAACCGTAAGTCTTTATTCTTAGCTGATATTGCTAAAGCTGTTAAAGAATCTACAGATGAAGTGGTTAAAGCTAATGAAGATAAACTTACTAACCCTGATACTAAGTTGGCTGATGTTAATGTGGATCCTGAATATCAAGATTCCTTCATTGACAAAATGGGTCAACAAAAAGAAGAAATCCAAGACGTTGGTGCTATGGTACAATCCCACGTTGCTAATAACGTAGAAGACTTCATTGCTTCCAATGTTGAAGATAAACAACAAATCAAAGAGATCCTTGATGAAGTAAAAGAAAAAGTAGCTAATATTAAAGCAGCAAATGCTGATGTAGCTGAGGATATCAAGGAGTCCATGATTATTAACGCTAAACGAAAAATCCATGACCTAAAGTCCTCTAAGAAGAACCTTCTAGAAAGCATGGTTAAGCATTTAGCTAAACGTGTAATCAATGAAAACCATACTGCATACTTAACAGAATCTAAAACTATTGATACTGATAAGATTGTAGAAACTGCTGAATGTATGCTAACTATGTTGGTATTATCTGAAGCACTTGGTTTTGAGTTGAATGAACAAGAAGTTCATGCAATGTATAAATAAAAAATAAAAAAGAAAACAGCCCCATAGGAGTTGAACTCCTATGGGGATATTTATTATAGTCATTGCGTGTGTAAAATATCAGAACGATTGTATGTGTTAAGAAAGAATCATTCTAAAAGTAAAATATTTAAACTAAGGTTACTACCAGGTTCTGACTGATTCTATAAACAGTATGGAATAGACCAATGTTATCCATTAAGAATTTGTAGTGTACTGAACCTAGAATTTCTACAAGTTTGTCCTTATCGGTAGTGTAGATAGTTTCTATATTAGAGATAAATACTTCATCTTCTGATTCATTATTCTCTTGCCATACATATCTACCCTCAGTGCAGAACTGAAAATCTGGGAACGCTTTAGTGTAGTTCTCATCCCAGTATCCAGAAGCCAACATTTTCTTTTTGATATCATATAGAATATCGATCTGTTTATAGTCGTACATTTTATTCACCCAATAGAGCCTCAGGATCATAGAAATCCTGAGAGTCTTCCTTTACTTCCTTCTCATTAATATGAACGTTTAGATCAACGCCCCGGGATTCCATGATTTCTTTGATCTTTTGATTATCCCCATAACCTTTCTCTAAAAGGATATGAGTCAAATCATGTGGGCCTTGATCAGTTAGGAAAGAGAAACCTTTATTAGGAGTCATACTTCCATCAGACTGAACTACCCACTTACGTAGTTCTATTTTATAAGCTCTATCATTCCAGCTCATCTCAGAGATCTTTAGAATAGAGTTACCTCTTTCATCAAATACCTCATCGATACCATCTGGATTGATATTGAATTTAAATTCCATTCTATTCGCCTCCAAAAAATAAATAGACTGGGGAAGTTAATCCCCAGTCAGATTAATTTTTTATTAACGGATAGGACGATATAAACCATCGTTTACTACTTGACGACTTACGTATTTTTTCAACAACTTTTTAGTTACGTCTGGATGTAATTGTTTTACTTCCAATAGACGACCAAAGTAGTTATTAGTGCTTACAGGTGCACCAGGGATTACTGCATAGTCATATTGATCACCATAGATGAAACCTAATACGGATTCAACTGTAGCACCATTTACAATAATACAGCTATTGATACCATCGCTGGAAAGACCATAGGAAATACATTGTTTACGGAAGTTATCATGGTTCTTATTATCGCCACCGATGAAGTTAATCACGATGTCTTTAAGAATTTCGATAGCATCGTTAGATAAACGAATACCCATTGTAGTTTCAGTAATATTACCATTTTGAGCTGCCGCTTTAATGGAAGAGATACCATTGAAACGGGAAACCATTTCTAGTTCTTTAGTAGTTGCGTTTTCACCGATATTATCGAGACCAAAACGTTCTACTGCTTTAATACGAGTATCTTGATCATTGTTGCTGTTGCTATACTCGAATACTAAGCTAATACCGATTTGTGGGCTATTAGTAAAGATGATATCTTTACAACCTACATAGTCGGAGAATACAGAACCAAGACGTTCTGTAAGTTTTTCACAGATCTCGGAAGTAGAGATTGTTTTTGTGTTGAAATCACTTTCAAATTTCTCTGGAGTGATTTTCAACTCAAACTTCTTAGTAGCTTCCGTTTTTTCTGGTTTATTGTCACGTGTATTAGATGCACGTTGCAATACCTCAGCTAATGTTTGGAAACCACCATCTTGTTGGTTAATAAATTGGTTTGGCATGTCTAAACCTCCTATAAATAAAAGAATTATTCTACTGTTAGAAGTGTAGTTAACTCCTAATCACGAATATAATATATGGATATATTTTGATTTAGAATACGTGCAACCCTGGAAGGTCATCCATACCGACAAACTTAACTATAAAGGTTCTATCATTCTTATCTTGAATAAAGAAGAAGTTACCTCTAGCTTTAGATAGGATAATATCATGGTAGTATTCTACAATCTTATAGTCCACAATACGTTCTCTAATGATTGCTTCTAATGTAAACAAATCACCTGGACGTAATTGTGCACCTTCTTTAACTTCAAATAGTACAGTATATACACTAAAGTTAAAGTGGAACCAATACATGAATAGAATATTCTGTAGACCAATCTTAATAGCTTGATCAATACTGTCATATTCTAACTCATACTTGTCACATATGGAAATAAAAGTATCACAAATCTTCTGGTCCATCTTAACAAAAGATACAATATTCTTAAGCGGATCATTTAAATACAAGTCTACACTAAATACATAATCTTTGTGATCAATATCATGCATTAGTAGATCGTATGCTCTCTTATAGGCTTTATTATCCCTATCGAAATCATACTTACAAATATGCTTACCAAACTTCTTAGAGCTAGGTCCTTGGAAGTTTAATCTACTAGCATACGTTGGATAGTTAATGGCTTCATATGGGTTATATATACTGATACATAACTCCTTCTCACCATTCTTTAATGTACATATCTCGAAAAACATCTTACAATGAACTTCGAGTGCAATATACTCATCATTATCAAACTTACTGATAAGTAATTTATCCCCCACTATTGGAGTAACTTTGTAGAAGTCTTTGTCTTTACAAGATACTATTCGATACATCTCAGTTATCTGACCGAACATATCTTTCTTACAAAGCTTTTGACCGACATTATACATATTCACTATAATCACCTCCTGTCAAGACTATAATATATGAGTAAATCATATTATAAGAGTCCTACTTAGCAAGTAAGTAGGACTCATTATATTATAGCATTCTTAGAATATCTTTTGCATACTTTCCAGTATACTTTAATGTAGGAGACTTGATAACAATCGAGTCATCACTAAACTCACTACGTTGATAGTAGTTAGAGAAGTTGAAATGCTTATCACTCTTAAGTACTACTTTAATATACTTATGGAAGTCATTCAATACTCTAGCTCTAATATCAGTTAGCTTCTTAGTATTAGCCTTATCTCTCTTAGCTACAATAAGATCTTCTTGAATCTTAGTTGCTAAGAAGTATAGTTTAGCTAATTCATATTTCATACCATCAATATTCTTAGACTTATCATACTCAACTAGGAGTCTATGAGCTTCCATATATTGAGATTGGTAATCTTTTTTCTTTAAGAAGTTATTGATGAATAGATCACCTTTACGGTTGAATTCAAATCCAATACCCTTTTCATTAAGTAGACGTCTAGTCATACTTCTATGACATAAGGTATTAGATCTATTATGAGCTTTAACTCTATTAGAGTCATTGAATTCCATATATGGACTCCAACCAAACTCTAGTAAAGCTTGTCTAAGTTCATCTGTAGGATTTTGCTTATATCTATAAGATAACTCTCTTATAGTTTGAACCCATTCAGATACAACTCTCTTATCATAAGATTTACCTTCATAGATTTTCTTATAATCTCTAAGCCATTGATCTGCTTTAGCTTTCCATTTCTCGGGAATACTACCGAAAGTACTATTACGTTTAAATACTTCGATCTCATGTGGGATAAAGAATGGACTATCCAATGGTAGTTCTACTACTTTAAGTGGGTCAAATGTATATGCACTCTCTATCATAGGAATATAATAGAAGTCATCAAACCCATTATTAGTAAATACACTCTTCAGGAAGTTATACATAGTCTCATTATTACAACCGAATACTTCCATTAGTCTAGCATCAGATATACGAATTAATGAGATATCCATAGATTGTAAGTTATTCCATTGAGCATTTAATTCCTCTTCATTATCACATGGTAGAATGATATAGATACCAGAGTTTAGAGACCAATCTTTAAGATACTCAATCTCTCTCTTCTTACCACGTAATTCAATACCATAATCTCTAGCTCTATCTAGGTCAGATAAACGTAATGCTGATTCAGATAATGCTAAATCATTATATGGTATCTCAGAGTTAAGATATTTATTACGTAACTCTTTGAATCTATCTACATTAGACTTACCATAGATCTCGATAGACATATCATCACTATGACGTTTCATATCAGCAGATAGATTATTATAATCATTCCAGTCATCCATTAACTGCTCTTCAGAAGAGTATTTGTCATCAAGTACTTTATATAACCCAGAGGCATTAACTTCTCTAGCTTTCTTATTATTAGTACTTTGAGTATCATCATCTTGAGTAAGCATCTCTTTAGCTTTAACAAAAGCTGGAGCTTCAATCTCTAAGATACTCTTATATGGTTTAGTTCTAATACCTGTAGCATGATCAACTGCAAAGTATCCTTTAGAGTCTTCCATGATAGCAGTACCCTCAGGGAACTCTCTGAGTTTAAGTTTAGCTACTTGGAGATCCATCATATCCACTATAGGTAAAGAATCATCATATAATTCAGATTCTAGTGTATAAATAGCATTTAGAAGTGGAAGTTTATTCTCTTTATCAAGATTAACTTCCTCAAAGTCATCATCATATGCTAATTGGTCTTTAGATAGCATAACTTTACCAGTTATTTCTTCATATAAGTTAACTGCATTCTCCCAAGTAACTCTATCTTTCTTATGACGATAAGACATATAGAATTTATCTTGTAAGAATGGTTCTTTATCTACGATTTCAGTGTTTTCATTATCTTCTTTAACTCGTAGCTTAGTCTTCTTCTTATCTTCTACAATACCTAATCCATCTTTCTCTCCAGTAAAGGAGTTTGGATGCATTCCATACTGTACCATCATATTACCATCCATGGTACCAACAATACCACCAACAGCTCCAATACTCATATGCTCTCTAGCAGCATATTCTTTTAAGTCAGATAATCGTCTAATGATATCATACTCTTGAGGAATCTCTTTACTATATGTCTTATATAATGCTATAGCCATAGAACCAAAATACATTGTAGCATAATTAACTAAGTTAGGATATTGATCTACTAAATATGCGTATAGAGATTTATCAAGAATGAAGACAGTCTTATTTTCACCCCTACGGGCAAAGAGGAAATATCCAAGCATCTTAACCATTTCAGCATATACTTCTTCAATAGTCATATTTAGATTTAGATCCTCAGTATTAGCATTAGGGAATATATCCTTACGATCTATATTAGGATATACACTAGCAAAATACTGCTCAATCATTGATTCTGTAATATCATCTACATCTGTATTATCCACAAATGTATTATAGAATAGATAGTTAAGTATCTTATTTAGATCAATATACTTAATATTATCTGGATATGATTCAGGTAATACACTTTTAATACGTGCAATATTAGATGCATCTACTGCAAAGATATATTTACCTTTATCAGTATCCTCTTCAAATTCTTCCATATTAGATAAAATGAATCCGCCATCATCATATACTGCAGATTCATTAATTCTAATAACTTTATTAGTCGTATTAGGCTCATTAATCTCTTGATCTTTGAGTAATGCTAATACTTCCATGAGTTGGACAAACTTATTATCTACTAATCTTAGATAGTTATATTCACCAAGCTTAATAAGCTCAGCTTCTTTACTAACTTGCTTAGCACGATATTCATCCATTTGACGATTATTAGGATTATCACCACCGTCCTTAACTTCGATAATCAAGTTATAAGGAACGTAGTAAATATCCGTAATCCACTGTCTAGAATTGCCATATTGGTCAGTATAATCAATAACTGGACCAGGCATAATAATATCTTTAGAGCTACAGTGTAAAACTTTATCCATAAACTCTATAGCATTATGCTCATAAGATCCAGTATATGTAAATTTAGTACCATCGCTATATACATAGGTACCACTAATACTACGATTAGCTAGCATCTTAGCTTGATGGCTAGCATCATCTAATAGAGATACTTTACCATGTACTCTAATCATATTCTTTTTAAACTTAGATCTCATTTCCTCTTTACATCTAGGATTAGAGCATAGTCTATGGTATTTACCAGTCTTTTCATTCCAGTCTGTCTTATTACCACATACGATACATTTACCAGATCCTGGATGTGTTTTATCATATAAGAACTGCTCTGCAGAGATATTTCCAATGAGTTCTTCATGATCTTTTTCTATGTGTCTGATTAACTTGTCTTTAAAATCTTTACGTTTACATAATGGACAAGCTATTCTTCGTTCAGTTGCCATTGTATCCTCCTTATGAGTGTATATCAATTTAATGCTATGTTAAAATTACCCATTTGTGTATATTTTAAACCCTGGAACTAAGTAGTAATATACTAACAATCTGAAAGGAGAATTTATCGTGGCTGATGATATTACATTTTCTACTGCCAAGACTAAAGAAACCCCTACTTTACTTAGGGAGCATACTTTAAGTACTGACAGTTATAAAACTCCATTGACATATAAGAACTTTAATGCTGTTGGTATGCTAATCATGCGACTAATGCTATTAGAGCCTGGTACTATTACTCATTCACCTAGAATGGGTTTAGGATTAATAAGTAAATATAGATATATGCAGTCTGATAGAGTTATGGAACTCACTCAGGCTATTAAAGATCAAATAAAGGATTATCTTGATAATACAGTAGCTGTAAATGTCGATGTACATTTTGCTCCTAATGGGGAGAATGTAATGATCATTGACATGGAAGTTAACCAATATCAATTTAGATACTTCTATGATCGTGATAAACTAACTTTAGAAATGATGAAGAATGATGATATTTAGGAGGAACCATGTCTGAAAATGTAAAACTAGCAGACCTCATGAAAGAGAAATTGGAAGAAGAAAAAGCTTCCAAAGAAGTTACACCAGTAGAAGAGCCTGCTGTTGTAAAAGAAGAACCAATTCAAGCAGTACCAGATCCTGTTCCAGTTGCACCTAAACAACCACCAGTTGTACCTGATTTTAATGCAGAGTCTTTACAATCTGCAGATCTAAGTACTTTAGTCCCTTCTGGTACAGTAGATAAAACTAAAGAAGCTCAAGATGAAATTACAAAAGAATTAGAAGCTGGTATTGCTGATGCAATTGAACGTCGCTTTAAACCTGCATTACGTGAAATCCATGAAATGCGTCAAGAATATGAAGATCTTAAAGCTATGGGCGAAGAAAATCCACAAGTTGTATCTAAATATGACCCTGAATTGGAATTAAACCCAGAACTTTCTGATGAAGAAGTTGAAGCTATCCGTCGTAATGAAAAAGAAGCAGTTATGACTGATGAAGAAGTACGTGGTGCTACAACTATTGATACAGTTGCTCCAGATGATGAAATTGAACGTGAATTCGAAGCATATGAAGCTGCAGCTGAAGCAGCTACTCATGCTAATTCCTTCACTGGTTCAACACCATCTATTCCAGTAGAAGATAAAGTAGATATCGTTACTCCTAAAGTGGAAGTAGTAGAACCATCTGAAGATGAAGATGTTGAATTACTTGAAATTGAGTATGATGAACTAACTGATGACCTTGGTCTAGATGACGATTTAGAAAGAGCTGAACGTATTAAAGAAGAAAAGATTCAGCAACGTAATATGGAAGAGTTTGCTCGTGTACTTCGTCAACAATTGGAAGAAGTGGGTGAACGTAAACCTGACATTAGTAAATTCAAAGTACGTAAACGTCCTGTAGCATTTACTAAAGTACTTTCTAAACCAGTTCAAAAACAATACTTCGAATGGGGTTTATTCGCTACCGGTGTATCTATTTCTATGACTCCATTATCTGCTATTGAGATGGATGAGATCAATCCTTACACTGATGCTCCAAATGATATTGCACGTGCTCGTACAGTATTCAGTACTCTATATAAACACTTAGCTCCTGAATGTCGTACTATGGAAATGGAAGCATGGTTGAAATTATTGAACTATCAAGATTTGAACCATTTATTCTTTGCGTTATATAATGCTAACTTTAGCAATTCCAATATCATTCCATTCAGCTGTCCTAAGTGTAAACACTTCTACACTGAAAAACGTCCTATTATCGATATGGTTAAATTCGAAACTGATGCAGATAAAGAAACCTTTAACAGAATCATTGCTAAAGATCCTTCTATGCCTCCAACATTTGAAGAAGAAATCTATGTAGCTAATAGTGACTATGCATTTGGTATTGTAATTCCTAAAATTTACAACTCCATGTTTGAAGAACGTCTATTGAACGAAAGCTTCCGTGAGAAATACGCTGGTATTATTAATATCTCCCATTGTATCTCCACGGTATACACTATCGATGAGGACAATGAGGAATTGGTACCTATCCAATTCAATCATGCACCTAACGATATCGTTAAGACCTACAAATATCGTATCCAAGGTATCTATAAAATCCTTTCTAAATTATCTGGCTACGACTTTAAAGAATTGCAATCTGCAATCACTAAATACTTAGAAGATAATAATAAGAATATTAATATCTCTTACCAAGTACCTTCTGCTACTTGCCCTAAATGTGGTGCAGAAATCGAGGCTATTCCAATGAATGCCCAAGAACTTGTTTTTACACGGCATCGGTTGATTCACATGCTCGACTAATGCAATTAGTTGACAATATATGCTACGAGTACCGTGGTAGATTATCTATAATAGAAGCATTGAATATGCCTATAGGTGATTTGATGCTTCTATATAAATTCATTCGGGATCGTAGAGAAGCTGCCGATGCTGCTGCTGAAAAAGAAAAGAATATCGAAGGCGAAATGCAAAAGAATAAGTATATTCAAGCAGCCTATAGAGGACACCCTCAAGGCGATATAACAGGAACACCTGATGGTCCTAGTGCTAAGAGTCAAAGTATAGCCTCTATGACAAGGGAAGATATTGCTCGCTTCGAAGATGCCCTCGAAGGTATGGTTTAATAAGTTTTTAAAGGGGATTATATAAATGGATATAGTCGAATTTTTCTGTAAATTCGGCAATGGAGACTACGAACAAACGAGAAAACAGATAGTAGACTACTTTGGCGAATCTAGTCTATTATATAGTATATTGAAAGGTCACGGATTATTAAATTCAAAGATTGATCATATCATCTATGATAATTATATTGAATTTATCATCTATACAACTGATGCTAAACTATTCGATTCTTTAGTTGAAGAGTATAAGAATACTATTACAGTTAATAGCAATAATGGTATGAGTCATCCTATAGTTGTAGACCTTAAAAGAGATTTTAATGATCCATGTAAAATTATTGTAACTATGCGATAATGCAACACAATCGAGTTAGTGCAATAAATGCACTAACTCGGTTTTTGTTCCACATATAAATAATTTATAAGGAGGTATAAGATGGCAATTCTAAAAGACCAAATTAGACAAGATAATCTCCAAGTATCTCTTCTTGACGTAGATGATTTTGTCAAGAAGAATAACTTAGTTGAAATAACTAATCCAGTTATCTTTGATGCATCTAGTAATCCTACACAAGATGGATTATTATCCAATACTATCTTTGGTATTACTAAAGAATCTAGAGCATCTACATTTGCATATATTAGCTTAAAGAAGAAATTCTTACAGCCATTAGTATATAGAATCTGGAGTAAAGTAGACTCCAAGATTAAATCTGTTATCCATGGTATTGGAACTTACACTGTAGACAAATCTGGTGCTATTGTAGAAGATCCTAATGGGGATAATGGTATTGATTTCTTAAGAAAGAACTTAGATAAGATTAAGTTTAGAGAAACTGACTCTGTTAAGCGTGAGAGATATATTAAGTTCTTGAATGCTAATAGAAAGCTTTTCTTTACAGATAAGCTTATTGTAATCCCACCATTCTTTAGAGATATTAAAGTTGATGGTGGTAAGATATCCGTTGGTGATATTAATAAACTATATATCAATGTCATGGTATCAGCATCTGCTATTGGTGATTCTACTGAATATGGTTTTAGTATTAGTAAATCCGTTGAGGGTAGACTCCAAGAGGGGCTAATGGAAATCTATAAATGGTTCGGTACTGGTACTGATAGCAATCCTAATGGTGGTCTACCTGGTAAGTTTGGTGTAATTAGACGTGCTAACTTATCTAAGACTACTGACTATGCTACTCGTCTAGTATTATCTGCACCTAAATTGGATGTAGAGAATATGGAAGATATTAGAGCTGACTTAGATTACTCTGTATTACCTATGACATCAGCTGCTGCAAACTTCTTCCCATTTGTTATCTTCCATATGAGACGATTCTTTGAGAATGAGTTTATTGGTGATACTAAATACCCTGCATATGATAAAGGTAAATTGATATATGTAAGAGTAGAAGACTATCAGCTACAATTCTCTGATGAAGTCTTAAAGAAAGAACTAGATCGATTCATTCATGGTTACTCTGATAGATTTAGACCAGTCACATTTAAAGCTTCATTAAATGGAACCAAAATGGAAGAATTCATGATGAGCTTTGGTGACACATTTGGCAAGACTCCAGATGATGATATGATTAAAAATGTTAGACCATTAACTTGGTGTGATGTAATCTATCTAGCTTGTGAAGAAGCTATTAAAGATAAGATGATTCTCATCACTCGTTATCCTATAGATACATTCTATAATGAGTTTGCAACTAAGATTAGACTATCATCTACTATTGAAACTGAAGAGGTCACTATCAATGGTGTAACTTACACTCACTATCCAAAAATTAGAAAAGAAGATATTGGAAAAGATACATCTAGTTCATTTATCGATACTATGAACATCTGTAATGGGTATCTGGATAGCATAGGTGGTGACTATGACGGCGATATGGTGACTATCAAGGGGGTATATACTGACGAGGCAAATGACGAGCTCAGAAAGCAATTAGAGACTAATATTCACTTTATTAATCTCGGTGGTACTCCAGTTGTATCTACATCTAAAGAATCTATACAAGCAATCTTTGCTATGACTCTAGTTATGCCAGAGACTAAACTTAGTCCAGTGAAATTTTAATAAAAGAATTCCCCTATAGAGTTCAACTCTATAGGGGATATAACTTAGAATTTAATCACATTAGTATAGTTTACTTTATCTTTTTCAAACTTAGTGATACCAATAGATTCTAATGGGAAGTTTTTCAAGTTGTCATTAATGATGTCATTATAGTCAACGAACTTCAATACCCATTTAGGAACTTCCGCATCAATAGGGATTGATATACTAGTAATCTCACCTTTATAGTCAGTTTGATTATCATCTAAGAACTTTCTAATTCTTTCATATAGCTCTGGATTAGAATCCATTAAAGGTAATATAGTTGCATTATCGATTGTAACCTTAACGATATCGATAGCATTACGAATAGTTAAATCTATAGCCTCAGTACCCTCATCTCTTAATGCATTATAAACCAATGCACCTTTAATGCCTTGGATACGCATTGGGTTATCATAGTTAGTATAAGACTTAATTTGAGCTGGTTTATAATATTCTTTCTCACCAGACTCAATGGACTTTCTAATATCATACTCTACTCGAGCTAGAGATCGTAATACATCCATTTGATCTACTTCTTCTACGTTAAGAATCTTCTTAAATAAGATATCTTTTAGAGAATTACGAGTCTTCTCTTTCAATGTAGACTTATTGATAGGTAAGCCTTTAACATCAAGCATCTTAGATGGTGGAACCAAGTTACCTTCTTGAAGTTCTTGTTTAGATGCATAGTTTTTCTTACCGCCAGTTAATAAAGCTCTACCGAATAAGAACTCATTCTTCATTGCAATTAGACACTCTTTATACTCTGACTTAGTATTATAATTCTCTGCAACCAAGTCAAAGTGCTCACGTAATAATCTACCTACAATGTATGATAAGATATTGATGATACTAAAACGTAGTGGTTCTTTATTGCTAGAAGTAGCTACGTTGATCATCTTAGTATCAATCTCACCAGTTGAGAAATTATAAACTCTATCTTCTTCCATTATAGGTTCTACTTCTGGAAGATTCATAAGTTTAATATTACTCTTATCAGCTGGACCTAAGACATCTTTAAGAACGAATGTATACCAACCATTGAAGCATGGCATTGTAGAGTCTGTATCTGTAATGATACTAATGTCACGTTTCATTGTAGCAGAACGATCAATCTTATCTACTACGATATATCTCATATAACACCATTCACTCATTACATCAAACATGTGGTCTAAATTATCTTTAATGATTTCTGGTGGATGATTAGGATCTACAAAGGCTTCATCTAGTTTAGATAATGTCAATACGATATAGTCTTTCATATACTTATTATCACAGAACTGTAGAGTGTTATTCTTATAGAAGAGTTTATTCAAAGTCTCTTGAGATAGATTAATCAATAGACTCCAAATAATATTCATAGCCTTATTGATTGCTTCATCATCAAAGTAATCTCTATCGAATGTATCCATAATCTTATAGAATACATCTTCAACTGCTACATTCTCATCTAATACTAAACTAGATGGATATATTGACTTCTCAGAATCCACTCGATTGATGAATGTAATTGCTTCATCAATAGAATGGAACTTTACGTTATTTGTAAAGAAGCTTTCAAAGAACGTAATAGCATGACTAATCAAAGCGCGACCAGTTCTAGTAATACCAGTTGCAACGTATAGATTATACAATGCACTGCTATAGTTACCAATTACACCATACAATGCGTTATTGTCACGTTTAGCTAACATTTGAAGCATATTGTACTTATTGAACTTCTCTGAACCTTTCTCGTATTTAAACATCTCTTTCTTAAACTTAGAACGGTTATCAGTAAATGAAGTAATCAACTTATACATTGGAGTTAGCTCTTCTGTATATTGTTTGAATAAACATCCATTAGCTACCATGATTGGTGTCTTATTATGTATATAGTTTGTAATATCAGCTACTGTAGTCTCAGCAACCTCTTCAGTATAGTTATTGTGTAACTTACATTGTTTTTCATTATATGCTTTAGATAGAATGATATCTAAAGCTGTATCTACTTCACCCTCGGTTAGTGTAGGGAAGTTAATCATCAAATTCTTTTTAGCTTGCTCTCTATAAAGAGATATAGCCTTAATTTGGTCTATAGTTTCATAGTTAAACATAATTATATTCCTCCTAACTTGATGTCCTAGGCACTTTTATTTACTAATATACGGTTATATTGATAACATTAAGTTAATAAAACGTAATTTTCGTTTTTAAATATATTTAAATAAACACAAATCTCCAAGGAGGACGAAAACATGTTTTTCAATGAAAACGACCGACAAGCTGTTCTTGGTGAAGAGCTTGAAAATCCAAATGCCCTTTTAGAGGCAATGATCTATGCTGAGGCTTCCAAATTACCTCAAGAAGAACGTATCGCATTCGCTGAATCCGAAGAAGCTCAATTATTGGTTGAAAAATCCGTATTGAACAAAAAGACTTTGGTTCGCTTAAGTAAAAATGACGACTTGGCTCGCCGTGTAAAAATGGCTGCATTCCAAATCGCTAAACAAAAGAAAGATCCACTCTGGACAAAATTGGTTAAAAACCGCGTTATCGAACGTGCTTTGATCAAAAAAATCGTTCAAAAATACAATAACCAAGCAGTTCGTGTAGCTCGTAAATCTCAAGTTGAATACATTAAAACTGCTAAGACTTCCAAACATTTACCAACTCCAAAAAAATAATAAAACCTCACGGTATAGGGTCTTAACGATCCTATACCGGTTTTATTTGTTACAATGAATTTTACATATGAGTATATATTATAGTAGTAGAATAATATAGTTAGATTAATTATCCAGGAGGAGGTTCTCATGTTTGATAATATCAATAACTATGAAAACTATTGGATCTATACAGATTTCATTAAAAGCAAAGGAGTAATGAATTTAGATGTAAATGAACTAATTAAGAAAGAGAATTGGTCTAACCATTTTGAAGCAGTGCATTGTATATTAAGAGATGGCATTGATGATCCTAGCCTATCTAAGGCTAAGATCAATTTAATTATCGATGGTCATCAAGTTGGATTAACTATGCATGACTATTGGATCAATCTCATTCTATGGTCTCTTATTATTAAGAGTGACTGTAGAATTGAGCCTAAGCATATTTTCTTTAAGAGAGAAATTACTGCTAAGACAATCAAGAATTATATCGATAAGTTCTTCATTGAAGAGCATGTAGAGGATATTGACTTCTTGACTAAGAATAATATGATTGCAGATGCATTGTATTACATTGCTAAAGTTGATGAGTTTGCTGACTTATTCGTAAACAGTATTAACTTGCAAGATGATATATTGATGATGAATGCAATCCCTGAGTATTATAATCTATTCCATCCGGATATGTCTAAAGTAGATTTACAAAAGGCAAATGATTATGGTATGGAATGTATTGGTAAAGTACGTGACTATGTATTGAAGTCTAAAGACATCTTAGGATATGATCATATCTATACTAATGCATTTAGAGCTAATGAAAGTATTAATATTCGTCAGCTTAAAGAGTACGCAATCTCCATTGGTACTAAACCAGATGGTAATGGTACTGTATTCCCACACATCATCGCTAATAGTTATATTAATGGTGGTGTGACTGATTTGATGGATTACTTTATTGAATCCTCAGCTGGTCGTACAGCTCAAATCATTTCAAAAATCAATGTAGGTTCTTCTGGTGCAATGGCACGTAAGATTGGTCTAAACAACCAAGGTACACGTTTGCATCCAGATCCAAACTACAAGTGTACTTCTCGTAATTTCATTAAATATGATATTAGAGATATAAAAGAACTTAGCTTACTAGTTGGTAAGTATTATAGATTCGATCAAGTTAAAGACTTCGATAGAGGTCCTATTAAAGAATCTGATACTTTCCTAGTTGGTAAAACTATCTACACTAGAAGTTCTATGACTTGTCAATCCCACTCTGAGGGGAATGGTATTTGTAGATACTGCTATGGAGATCTATACTTCATTAATGAAGATATTGATGTTGGTAAATATCCATCTGAAGATATTACGGCTAGTACAACTCAGCTACAATTGTCAGCTAAACACGTATTGGTTACTGATATCCCAGATATTGAATTACCAGTTAAGTTTGTAGAAAACTTTATTAAGTCTGCAGAGACTATATCTCTTATTGAAGATCGAAACTATGCTGATATCTATTTAAGATTCCACGTAGATGAGATCTTTAAAGATAATGAAGATGATATTGATGAGACAACTGATGGCGTTCTTGATTATAACGATTATGTAAACAAGTTCTCCATTGTTGATCATAAAGAAGAGTATCCAGTAGAGATAGATAAGATTGACAAGTTCTACTTATCTGATGCTTTAGTTAGATTAACTAATATGAAACGCTATCAAACCGATGAGGGTGAAATCAATATTCCAGTTAGTCTACTAACTAAAGAAGATGATCAAACCATCTTCTATACACCAATTGTAAACAATGAGTTCTCTAAAACATTGAACCGAATTAAGGATATCTTAGATAAAGCGGCTGTAACTACATCCTTTACTAAAGATGAATTAGCTCAAGAGTTTATGAGATCATTATTAAGTGGTGGTATGTCTAAGACTGCTACACATACAGAAACCATTCTGTCTAATCAAATTAGAAGTGCACATGATATCTTTGCTAAGCCTAACTGGAATAATGTAAATGAACCCTACGTATTACTTCCATTAAGTAAAGCATTGTATGAAAACCCTTCTATTACTAAGACATTGGACTTCCAAAACTTAGCTAGTATCTTGAAGAATCCATCTTCTTATAACAAGACAGCACCATCTACTATAGACTACTTCTTCCAAGAACAGCCACAATTATTTATGAATCAGCCTAGCTTAACCAATAAGGATATCAGAAATGAACGTAAGCTTACTGATGCATTAGTAAATGAGGAGATTTAATATGAATAAGCAAGTAATGGATATTGTAATCAAGTACAAAAAATTATGTGATGAGATTGCTAAAATAAAGACTAAGATCAAGAAAACTCATATCTATAAATTAGATAAAGGAATAATTGGTCCTAACGAGTTTACATATAGTATTAACGTTACATGTGATGATCCATTTGTAACTAAGGATTATCGCACCTGTTATTTATTCAATACTATTTTTATTAGTGGATATAAACCTATCAAGATCGATAAATCTTACACTCTAGTTAATTTCGTAGTTGATCTTACTAAGTTAGAAAAATGTCTAGGATGTATACTTACTTATGGTCATTTTGGTATATATAGCATCTTCGATGATGACAATAATATATTCACCACTATAAGAAATGCACGCAATTATGCACATAATATAATCAAACTTATCAGTGAGTATACCAAAGATACTAGCGTGAGTGAAGAAGATGAGTAAAATAATCTTACGTAATTCATCTATAGTGATTACAGATTACAGTCTAGGAGATGCTCCTAGACTGGAGTCTTATTTTACTATATTTGATAGAATTACTTTTACTAAAAGCTATAAGGGAATGGTATATGATGAAGTCAATAGACTATTATATCTCCCTAGGGGATTGGACTTATACTTCGTTAAGAGATTCTTTGGCGATGAAGAACCAGTTAAAGAATATAATAGCGATCCATATTTCGAAACTCCCCCAATTAAGATTAGGTATTTACCTAGAGATGAAGTTCAACAAGAAGCTTTACACTTCATTCTAGGTAAAGGACAATATTATTCTAATCAGAATAATAGTCAACTATCTATAAACTTACCAACTGGTAAAGGTAAGACATATGTGACTATAGCATCTCTAATGTATTGGAGAGCAAGAACTATAGTTATTGCATCTACTACAGGTTGGTTAGACCAATGGAGAAATTGTGTTGGTGAATATACTGATCTAGATCCATCTAGAGAAGTATTAGTAATCAATGGCTCTATTGGTATACATAAGATACTAAATGGTGTAACTGATGTATCTAAATATAAAGTATTCTTAGTTACCCATTCTACACTACAGAACTTTGGTTCTAATAATGGATGGGATAAGATTACTGAGTTATTTATCAAACTACAAGTATTCTTGAAAGTATATGATGAAGCACATCTAAACTTTGATAATATTTGTATGATTGACTTCTATACTAATACCAAGAAGACATTATATCTTACTGCAACACCTGGTAGATCTGATGAGACAGAAAACTTCATATACAAGCTTTATTTCAAGAACGTTCCTGATATAAACTTATTCGATGAAGATTCTGATCCACACACTTCATATCTAGCATTAAGATTTAATAGTAGACCAACTCCACAAGACATGCGTGAATGCTCTAATAACGTATATGGATTGAATAGAAATGCTTATACGAACTATATTGTTTGTAATAATCAATTCTATGATATGATGTATATAGTTATGGATAAGATCATGAAGATTGGTGGTAAGGTTCTTGTATATATTGGTACAATATCAGCTATAGATATCGTTAAAGCATGGATTGAGGATAACTATCCTGAATTTAGAAATGATATCGGTGTCTATACATCTGCCATTCCTAAAGAGATTAAGTATGAGCAGTTACAAAAGACTATTATACTTTCTACAACTAAATCAGCTGGTGCCGCATTAGACATCAGAGATTTAAAAGCTACTATCATATTAGCTGAACCATTTAAGTCAGAGATATTAGCTAAACAAACTCTAGGTCGAACTCGTAATCCTAATACGGAATGTATTGAGGTAGTAGATGATGGATTTAGATCTATATCTAGATTCTATAATGCTAAGAAACCTATCTTTAGCAAATATGCGACTGAGTGTAGAGAAATTAAGATTAGTCTTAATATGCTACAAGAGAAGTCTAATGAGTTATTTAAGATTAGAGAGTCTGTTAAGAAACAGTATGATGCTGGGTATTCTGTAATAGACTACAGTAAGGATGGATATAAAGATGGAGATTAAAGAACTGTTTACGAAAGATACTTGCTTATATAAGAAGAATGGTAGATATAAGAATCTTATTAAAGCATATGACTTATACGTCAATAGTCTTATTACCAATGATAGTATGACTATAAATGAGACCTTTATTGATAGAATCACTGAGCTTAATAAGAATCTTATGGCTAATCTAACTTGTGCAGATCTTTTAAGATTTGTTTGTTATAAGCCTAAAGGAAAATGTGACAGAAAGTCATTTATTAAATTTTATACTAAGATTGCTGAGATGTATAATAGTCTTGATCATCTCAGTAATAATTCCACACATTTAGTAGTCGAAGGAGAAAACTAATGAATACTAGACCAAGAAATATCGCAAAAGCAAATAAAGTTATGGCAATCAGAACTCTAAAAAGAATAGAAGCAATGAACGAGCAAACTATAAAGAAGTTAATTATAAATAATTTGTTAGATGAAGACGATTTATTGGAGTTGAATAAATGGTCGTACACGAAATAAATATAGTTCAAGGAATCAATAAAAATGAACAATCGGCCAAGACAGAAGAAGAAACTATTTAAACGAGACTATGATTGTTTTATTAGATATTTGGTAAATATCTTACCAGAAGATTTTAAGAACGACATTCGTTTAAAGATAAGATCTTTAAGAGGTACTAGTGATGAACACACGGAAACAGATGAAGGGTAATGCGTTAGGCATAATCAGAAGAAATGAAGAATGTCTATTTAAATACTTTCTTCGTAATGTAGATAGTAGACTTCTTAAAAGTCCATACTATGATATGATTAAATCTGCTAAGCAACACAATGAGGTACAATATGCGAAATAAAAAGATTAGAGCTAGACAATATTATAGAATCATGAAACTCTATGGTGTACAAACTGAGCATATTGTAAATCATATGGAGGGTATAGATAGTAAGATACTTTGCTTATCTGAAGAGAACTATAATAGTGAGATAAGTATATATACTAACTATCCACGTGATATTAGATCTAGCTTTATTTGTACTAGAGACTTAGTATACCGTGAAGGTAAACTAGTTTGTCATTTAGATTATTTCCCTAATGCTTATAAGAAACCTAGAATCAAAGTATCCAATAACCAGTTATTTAGAAAGTATAAAGATTCTATCATTCTAAATGATAATGATAGTAAAGTATAAAATAATGATATATTATAACGGTGATAGATCTTGATGATCTATCACCTATTTATTTATATTCCATAGTTATATTTTTAGACAAAGGAGAAACA